AGGATCAGCCGTGTTGCAGCATTCGCGCCCACCAGCTGAACTGGCTTGCCGGCACCACCATCGGCAACGACCGAGGAGACATAGGTGGCGGCCGTCTCCGAGACGCCCTTCACCGCGAGCGAGAAGTCCGCGCCGACGTCGAGACGGTTGATCCGCGTCCGGAAGGTCGATCCGGTCGCAAACACCACATCCACCACGTCGGTCGGATCGAGCCGCAGCCAGTCTGGCGGCAGCTCGGCCTCGTAAGCGCTGCGCTCGATCCAGGCGCTGTAGAGGGTCTTGGCGGCGATGCGCTTGGCGGTGGTGGCGTCGATCGCAAGCGCCAGCTCGAGGCTCGCCTGGTTGCGGGAATGCATGGTGGGTAGCGGCAGCGATGCACGCTTCTCGCTCTGCGTGCCCTGCTGGTAGTCGGCGTCCCGGTCCATGTAGACGACGGCCACGCGCTCGGGCAGTTCGACCTCCTGTGTGCGTCGCTCGCGCCAGCTCTCCCCAGTCTGGCTGTCGAGCGGCACGAGGTATTCGGCCGGGATCGTAGCGGCCGGTGCGCGCCCGCGGTTTCGGAAACGCAGGGTGTCGTCGCTTTCGGCGGCGTCGAAGAAATAGGCCTGCGCCAGCGGCTCGATCGCGCCGCGCACGGTGGTCTGCCGCCCGATCACATAGCCCGGCACGGACGCCCCGAGCTCCGCGACGTCGATGTCGGCCAGGCCCAGCCCGGCGCGTCCGCAGAGATCCGCGACGATGGATGACAGCGCCTCGCCTTCGCCGCCGCCGCGATTGAGGAACAGCCGGGCCCAGCCGCTGCTCCCGCGCACAAGATGGGTATCGGTCACGGCATCGTAGACCTGCGCGCCCTGTTCGCTGACCGCACCGGGCCAGATCTCATTGAGAACGATGGCGCCCGTTGCGGTGTCGATCTGGACGACGCGCGTCGAGCGCATCAGCGTCCAGCGCTGGCCGCGCAAGCGGCTCTGGCCGAAGAACGGGCCTTCGTAGTTGATCTGGTGCGGGACGACCGTCTTCCAGACGATGCCGGTGTCGCTGCGCCATTTCAGCGTATAGATCGCGCCGGGCGATCCCCCGTTCGAGATGCGCGCCTGAAAGATGACGCTGTCGTCGGTCGTGTCGTAGGTGAGCCCGCCCGCGCTGCCGTAGAAGCCCGTGGCGCCGCTCTCGACATCCGATGGCGAGAAGGTGGCAACCTTCTCGAAGGTGACGCCGAGAGATTGGCCGGTGAGACCGTCGTACCCTGCTAGCGCGGAGACCCGCAGGCGATAGAGGCCGAGGCTTCCATGGTTCGTGCTCGTCCCGCTGCCGAGGACCCAGCCATCCCCGAAGCCTTCGCCGACCGCACCACCAATGACGCCCCGAACGCGAGGCTCGGTGACGCTCTGCCCGGCGCCCCAGACATAGCCCATGGTGTCGGCGCGGATGAGTCCGACATCGTCGAAGAGCGATCCGGTGAGAACGAAGTCGGCCCGGCCAGAGGGGCCGTAGGCTGAAACCATCCCCATCCAAGTCGTGGCAACGAACCGCAGGGTCGAATTGGTCAGGCCGTTGCTGGTGGAGCCGAAGCGGCTGACTTCCTTCAGGGCGTTCGGCTCGATACGAAGGATCGGGCGCGAATTGCTTGAGCCCGTCACGACATAGAGATGGCCGTCCTCGCCGCAGAACAGCGTGCCGGGGAAATTGTTCGGCGTGACGGCCGTCACGTCCGTCATCCGCGCCTGGCGGTCCTCGGCCATCGTGCGGAGATTGAAGCGGCGGATGCCGGCGGCTTCGGCGTTGCTGCTCGACGAGACGAAGTAGCCGTAGCCGCGGCGCCAGTCGATCGCGAGGTCGCTGATCTGGTAGGACCCGAAATAGCCGCCTTCGCCCGTCGTGATGAAGTCCAGCAGCTGGTAGGGCTGCTGCGCGGCGCGCCGGTACGTGATCTCCGCCGTGATGTTCGGGATCCGGTTGCCGAAGTCGGCGAGCGCCAGATCCTCGAAGACGATCACGCACAGCCCGCGATGCGCCGGCGCACGGCCTGCGCCGACATGGGTCTCGATCAGCGGATCGGGCAGCTGGGTCTCGCTGCCGCGATGCAAGCGGAAGCGCAGATTGGGTTTGGCGACGTCGGGGCTCGATCCGGTCTTGTCGTAGATCAGCTTGCCGTCGGCCCAGATGCGCAGCACGTCCTCGGCCGGCCCCTCACCGAAGCTCAGCGCAAATGACGCGAAATAGGAATAGCTGATCGAGGTCTGGGTGCTGCGCCCGCCGCCGCCCTTACCGCCGGAGCGAGTGCGGGTGACGTTCTGCTGCTCGCGGATCCCCGACGACCAGATCATGTTGCCGGCCATGCGCAGCGTGCCGTAGCCGATCGGGATCGATGCGCCATAGGCGGAGGACGAGACGGTCAGATCGCCGAGGCGCGGCCCCTCGGTGGTGACGTTCTGCCCCTTGGCCGGGAATAGCAGGCTGCCGACGACCGAGCCCACCAGCCAGCCGGCTTGCCAGCCGAGACCGACGGCGGAGCCGAGCGTGGCCCCGCCTACTGCGACGAGAATGGCCATGAGAAATCAGTGTCCGGGATGACGGAAGCGAAAGGCGAACTTGATCTTTGCCGGCCATTCGCCGGCATAGGGCTCTTCGATCACCTGCCGGCGCGTCGCATGGGCGTGCAGCAGATGCGGATGGCCGAACCGCTCGGTCAGGAAGCCGCAATGGCAGGGATAGGCCTGGTCGGCGAAGACGAGCACGTCGCCGGGGCGTGCATCGCGGATGGCGACGCCGTCCATGTTGCCCCGGAAATGCTCGACGAACCCTTGCCCTTGCGCGCGACGGCTATAGCCGGTGCTGTCATAATCCGAGAGATCGAGCGCATGGGCGACGCAGACCACCAGCCCGACGCAGTCGATCCCCGAGCGGCTCCGCCCCTGATGCCGCCAGGGCACGCCGAGCCAGCCGCGCGCCTCGGCGACGACCGCCTCGGGTGTGACGGTCTCAGGGGTAATGATCTCAGCGGGCATCGGGATAGCTCATCATGGCGTCCTGCCCCGGCACGTAGGGCTCGCCGCGAAAGTTGAGGACGTTGGCGAAGCGAGTGAGGCAAGTGTCGAGGCGTTTGTCGCAGCCCGGATGGATGCGGAAGATGTGCCCGACGCGGATCGCATAGCCCATGGGCAGGAACAGCTCGATGCGGCCCGTCGCTTGCGTCCAGGCCTTCACCTCGATCGAACGACCGGCGTTCGGGCCGCTCTCCCAGGTCAGCACGCCACCCGCGAACCATTCGTCGGCAGCGCGCGGCTCGTCGATCGATGCGGTAAACACCGCCCGGTCGACGACATCGGTGACGATGCCGGCCCGGCTCCAGGACTCCATGGCCTCGAACGCAGCCGACCCGTCGGTCGTCTGCTGCCCCGCCGCAGTGTCGTAGGCTGGCTGGACAGCGGCTGTCGTGCCCGCACTGACGCAGCGGTAGATGCGATCCTCGAACACGGCGGCCGTGCTGACGCCCGTCGTGGTGTCGGTGAAAAACCCGCTGACGGTGTCGAGCGCCGCGTTGCACACCGAGCCGCTGACCCTCGTGCCGTTGAAGATGACGCGCAGCTGCCGCGTGCCGGACGGCACCAGCGCGTCGGCGAACTGGCGGAGCGTCCAGACGCCGGTCATTGCCTCATTGCCCGTGTCGAGCGGGGTGGCGAGCACGGCGCCCAGTTCATCGAGCAGCTGCACGCGCAGCCGTCCCTGATCGACGGTGTTGCCGCCGCCATTGGCCCGCCATCCGCCGACGGTCAGGCGGTAGTCGCCGGCGTCGAGGATGTCGGCATCGAGGGCATCGGCGAGATCGACGGTCTGGCGTAGATCGAAGCTGGCGACACTGCCGCCTTCGAGGAAATGGGTGCCGGTCTTCGGCCCGAGCCCGCCGCTCGTGGTCTTGGCGGCTGCCGAACCGGAAGCCACGGTCCAGCCGGAGAGGTTGCCAGCATCGAAGCCGGGATTGACGAAGGGAATGCCGATCGTCGTGAGCGCCGAGGAGGTGCGAACGCGAACGGTGTCTCCGATCGTGTAGGCGGTCGAGCGCTGGATCTCGGGCGGGTCGATCGGAACCTTGCAGCGCGGGTCGCCGAGATCGGCGCGGCATTCCGGGCTGTAGAGCTCGCCGATGCGCTGGGAGAGCGCCTGCGTCATGCCGCGCAGCTCTGTCCGAAAGACGCCCTGTTCAGTCAGCACTGCCTCGCCGAACCAGCCGCGGCGCATGCGAAGCGCCCCCATCGACGGATCGGCCCAGTTGACGAGGAAGATCCGCGCCTCGGCCTGATCGAACAGCCCGGCGCGCAGCTCCTCCGCGGTGATCGCCTCGTCATCAAACACCCCCTCGACATCGAGATTGTCGACGCTCAGGCTCGAATCGTTGGCGATCGCCGTGCGCGAATAGCCAGAGCTCGCCTTGTAGACATTGCCATCGAAGACGAGATCGCGGTCGTGGTCGGTGAAGAAGAACTCGCGCCCGTCGACCCGCGTGATGCGCCAGCAGGTGGCGAGCGTGGTCACGGGCCCTGCCAGGTGAGTGGCGAGCGCTGTCGATGTGGACTTCATGGGCGGATCTCCAGCACCGGGATCTGGCCCCAGCTGCCGAGTTGGTAGGTCTCGATGGTGATATCCATCTGGTCGCTGTCGAACCGGACGGGCACGTCGAATTCGAAATCCGCCGTCACCTGCACACCGGACGCCGGCGCGGTGGTGAAGGTCACGAGGCCCGTCGCCGTGTTCACCGTCCAGCCCGACGCCGCCTCGACGCCGTCCCGATAGATCTTCACGGTGCCGGTGACGGGTTTGGTGATGATGCGGCTCTCGATCTCGCCCCCGCTCGCATAGCGCCTGACGAGCTGGAAGGTCTTGTTGGCGCCATCGCCGACGCCCAGCACCTGCGCAAAGGCCTGGTAGTCGGTCCAGTCCTTGAAGCGGAAGCCGTAGGCGCGGCCCTTGCGGGCGCGGAAGAAGGCGATCAGCGCCGCGACTTGCTCGCGCTTCTTGAGCCCATGCGCCACATTCCATTTGCCCCGCGCATCGGCCCAGTTGGCGTTGCGCCGTTCATGACCGGAGACGGTGGTCACGACCGTCGTCGAATAGCCCGGCCCGCCCGAAGCCCCGTAGGAGATATCGGGCGGGAACTGCACCTCATGAAATCCGCTCATCGTCCATTCCGTCAGAGATTGCGCCGCGCCCGCTCGATGGCGCGGGCGGCGTCGGCGGCGATCTGGCCTTGCGCGTAGCGGAAGCTGTTCGCGTCAGGCGTCGAGATGTTCATCACGACATTGACGGGCGGGCGCGTGTCGGGACCTGAGCCCATCGCGGCGAGCTGGGAGCGCGACAGCACCATCTCGCCACGCTGCAGAATGGCGGGGACCTCATCGGAACGCAGGCCGGCCATGCCGCCGCCATGCAGGCGGGGCGCACCGGCAAAGGCGAGCGCCGGGACGAGCCGCTGTGGCGCGGGGGCGCCAACGATGCCGCCATCATGGAAGATGCCCGACAGGATGCCGCCGCCACCGAACAGGTTGCCGAAGATCCCGCCACTGCCACCCATGCCGCCGAGCGCGTTGGCGAGCGGCCCGAGGATCGCCGAGCGCAGCGCGATGCGGGTGATATCGGCGAGGATGCTGTCGGCGAGCGCCTTGAAGTCGATCTTGCCGCCGGTCACGAAGCTGACAATGGCGTCCTCGGCACTGCGAAAGGCGCTGGTAAGCGCGCTTCCGAGCCCCTTGCCCCAGTCCATTGCCTCGCCAGCATAGCGCGACAGCTCCTCGCGAACCGCTGCCCAGCCGGTCGCTGCCTGCGTGGCCGCCGTGGCTGCTGCCTCACCGGCGGCCCGGCTTGCTTGCGCAGCGCGTGCGGCGGACCCGGCCGCGCCTTCGCCATCTCCCGCAGCGTCGCCTCCAGTGCCGCCAATGGCCGCGAAGGCTTCATCAAGGCGCTCCGTCGCCTCGGCTGCATTGTCAATCTCGGTATTTGCCCCTGCCATCGCCTCGCGGAGCGCTGCGATGGACGCAAGGGGCGCGCCTGCCAGATCTCCCAGCGCCGCTGCCGTCTCTCGCGCACTGTCGGCGGAGGCACGTGCGTCCTCGGCGAAACCCGACAGACCGAAATCCGGTGCCGCGAAGGTGTCCGTTTCGAACGCGGCGGCGAAGGCATCACGCGCGGCGTTGCCAGCCCGGCTCGCGGCGCCGGCAAACTCGTTCTCGATCCGGCCGAGATCGACGTCCGGCACCAGCTCGATCGCCCGCTCGATGCCGATCGCCGACAGACCGGCATTGACGCCTTCCAGGAGGCCGTTGATGCCGTCGACCGCGCCGTTCAGCATCGACTCCAGCCCGGCGATCAAGGCGTTCGCCGCCTGGATCGTCAGATCGCCGATGGCCCGGGGCAGGTTGCTCCAGATGACGACCATCGCATCGAAAGCACCCTGAAACGTCCCGATGGTGCGATTGCCGAAGGCGACGACGGCCTCGAGCGACGCCTGCAGCGCGTCGGCGATGCTTGCCTGAATGCCGCTCCAGGCAGCACTGACGCGCGCTTGAAGGACACCGGCCAGAAGCCCGATCCTGTCCCAGACCTCACTGGCCACGTCGCCCAGAAGTCCAAGCGCAGCACCAAAGCCACCGGTCGCCTGCACCAGCCGACCGAACTGGTAGATCAGTTCGCCCGCCGCAACGACGAGCGCGCCGATCCCGGTTCGGATCAACGCGCCGCGCAGAAAGACCAGCGCGGTGGCGAGGCCTCGCACTGAGGCGGCGGCCACGACCATGCCGGCGACCCAGCGCCCGGCGATGAAGGCGGCGAAGGCCGCGGCGATCGAGGCAAGACGACCGATGTTGTCGAACAGAAGCCGGATGGCCTGCCCGAGCGGACCGGTCGTGCGCGAGATCGCCGCCAGCGCGTCGGCGACGGCTTCGAGCGCCGGGGCGGCGGCAACGGCAAGCTGGTTCGACAACCCGCGCCAGATCAGACCGAGGCGGGAGATCGCATCGTTCGTCCGCTCGATCTGATCGGCGTCCTGCTCGGACACGACCACGCCGAAATCGCGAACGTCCTGTGTCGCCTGCCGGAGGGTTGCCGTGTCGATCCGGGAGATGGCGATGCTGCCTTCCTCCCCGAACAGTTGCCCGGCGACCGCTGCACGCTCAGCCGCGGGCACGAAGTCCAGGATCGCCTGGTTGATGCGGCCGACACGCTCATCGAGCGGCAGGGCGAGCAATGCCGACGCCGAGAGCCCGAGCCGTTCGAGCGCTGCGACGGCAGGACCGGTCCCGGCGGCCGCCTGGCTGAGACGGCGCGTCAAGTCCTTGGTCGCCTGCTCGATGCCGGACATCGAGACGCCAGCCAGTTCGCCAGCGCGTTCCAGCACCTGAATGCTCTCGACGGTGGTCCCGAGCGACTGGGCGAGCTTGGCCTGTGCGTCGATGACCTGAAGGCCTGAGCGGATCATGGCAGCCGCGCCCGCGGCGAAGGCAGCGGCAGCGGCGGCGGCGGCGATCTGGAGCCGGCGATAGAAGGCGGCGACACGCGTGTTGGCGGCATCCATTTCGCGGGACAGGCGCCGCATGCCCTGTTCACCCGCATCGCCGATGCCCTGCAGCTCGGCGCGCACCTCACGTCCGCCCACGACGGCCAGGCGCACAGACACCCTTTTCTCAGCCATCGTGTTCAGCCCTTACTTGCGCGTTGAGCCCGCGCACCATCATCGCCTCAATGTCTGGCAGGAGTTCCGCGCAGATGAGTGTGTTGAGCCCGAGCGCCTCGGCCATCGCGAGGGCCGCATTCATGTCGAGCCCCAGGACTGCGCCGGGGATCACGCGCAGTTGGCCCGTGAGCCGCAGGGCCAGATCCCAGACCTGCCAACCCTCAATCGTGACGGGGCGGTTCAGGACGGATGGGCATTCGCCGCAGGTGCCTCGACAGGATCGGCAATACTGGTCGCCCCCGCTGAAATGCCACTCGGCAAGGGCGCGGAGCCGTTTTTTTCCGCTTCCAGAAGCAGACCCTTCGAGACGTAGCGCAGCTGGAAGGCCTCGAAGATCGGCAGGATATCGAGCAGCGCATCGATCCCTTCCGGCGCGACCGGCACGGGATTTCCGTCCGCATCGCCGACGCCCTCCCAGTCCTCGACCACGAGCCGCGCCAGAGCCTTGGCCATGGCGACCGCGATAGTTTCGTTCGATGCCCCCTCGGGCAGGTTGGTGACGGTGGGATCGCTGCGCGCCGCCGCCATCAAGGATGTCGTCAGCGGACCGACGTGCAGGCGCACGCCGTGGCCGAGATCGAGCCAGCGCGGCTCGCGGGAGAGATCGAGACGGATCATGGATTAAGTCCTCATGCGTAGCTGGTGACGTCGTTCAGGAGATGGGCGCGCAGCATGGTGCCCTCGCTGTCGTCGAAGGCGGCGCGCCAGTCGAAGCTCGCCTCGACCCCGCCGGGGCCGGAGACGGCGTATTTGGGTTTGGGCAGGAAGACGCGCGGCAGCTCGAACCGCAACGCGTAGCCCTCGGGGAAGGTGAAGCCGTAATCGAGTGCGACGGGATCGCCATTGGCGGCCTCGGCGACCAGCGTCGCGCCGTCGAAGCGCACCGACATCGAGCCTTCGGCGGAAGCGAAGGTTGGATCGGCCGCCTCGATCTTGCCGTCCTCGCGGATCACCCGCACCCGTTCGAGATTGTTCGAGAAGGTGAGACTGCCGCCGGTGACACCCGCCAGCGCCGATCCGCCACGCCGGATGAAGCCGCGCCCTTGGCTGAAGCGGCGCAGCGAGAAAGCGTCAGGACTCCCATCGACGGTGGCGACGAAACGCTCCTCGCCCTGTGCCACGAGCTGGAGGCGGGCGTTGGCCGGCCCTTCCTGACCCATCTCGAAATTGATGCTCTCCATCACCGTGCCGAGGTGGCGAAAGAAGACCGGCGTCGTGAGCTTGGGGTGCCCGACCTCGATGGTGTAGCTCGGGATGTCGTCGGCGCCGCTTTCCCAGACATGGGCATAGCCGCCGCCGGTCAGCGTCGGTGCGGACACGGTCGCCGCCGATGCCGCGATGGTGAAGCTGTTGCCGGAAGGCCCGGCGACATCGAACGCGATGATGAGGGTCTGCGTGCTCGTCGGTCGAGAGTATGTGCACTTCGCGATCTCGGCATCGACCGATGCGTTGAGGTCGCTGACCAGCTGGTCGACCGTCTGCGTCGCCGTTCCCTGGATCTGCGTCTCCTGCGGTCCGGCCGTGCCGGAGACGAACGTCCTGACCGTGCCGTTCAAGGTGATCGTGTCGCCCGCCGCGGGATTGACGGCGAAGACGATCGAGCCGGAGGCGTTCACCGACGTCGTCACGGGATCGCCGAACAGGCCGGTCAGCCAGAAGCCGGTGCCGCGCAGGTCGAACGGGACGTCAAGTTGGCCCTCGTCGGTGATAAGGCCCCGGTAGGGATCCTGCGCGTTGCGCCCGCGCCCCAGCAGCGGATCATCGCCCAGCGGCTGGGCGGAGGAGAGATCGGTCGACTTGAAGTCGAGGCTCCGATAGCCGGAGAGCGGGGCCACCCCGTAGCTCGCCTCGCGGCAAGCCTTCAGCGTGGCGTCCGCGCCGTAAGCGCGCACCTTGGGCATGGATAACTCCTGTTCGTGATGATCAGTCGGTGAGCGGATCGCTCACCAGGTATTCGACCGTGACGACGAGCCGGGCGGTGAGGACCGGGGCCGCGCCCTCGATCGCCAGCGCACCGGTCTCGGGAGCGGAGGGCGTCAGGTTCTCGGCGAGTCCGCCGAGCGAAGGCTCGATCCTGAGCGCCATTCCGATCGATCCCAGAAGCGCATCGAGCGCTGCCTCGCCGCCGCCCGTCGGATCGTGGGGCACATAGACCTCGATCTCGATGCGATGGGCGTAGAACTCCGTGCGCGGATTGAGTGTCACGTCCGGCTCGCCAGGATCGCCATCGCGCAGAATGACGAGACCAGCTGCCGGCACCTTTTCCGGCAGCACCTCGTTGCGACGCACGTTCGCCGCAAGCGCGGATTCGAGGGTCGAAAAGAGCGATGTGAGAATGTCTTCACGCCTGGACATCAGCGGCTCCTGTCATCGCCGGAAAACCAGTTGCGTGTGACGAGGCCGGGCAAGCGATCGACCCAGCGTTCCGCAGCGGAGACGACATCGAGCCGTTTCCGGACCGTCACCTGCGGCACCAGAATGAATATCGGCACCGTCACAAGGCCCCTTCCGCTCCGCAACGCCGCAGCACTTGCTCGTGAATATCCGCCCCGCTTGCCCGTCCGCGCCCGCATGTTGTCGGCGACAAGCAGAGAGGCAGCGTTGCGGCGATAGACAAAACGCAGACGCTGCCCGGTCCGCCGCTCCCATCCGCCGGGCGTAATCTTGCGGCCACCGTCCCCAAAGCGTCCGGCGGCTGCGGTCGGGATGGCCAGGAAGAAACCGTTCTTCGAGCGGATGGTGGCGCCGTTCTCGTAGACGCGGATGATGCCCGGCGCTTTCGACCAGACGAGCCCCGCGGCGGTGATGCTGTCCTGCCCCTTGGGGTAGGTTTCCGATCGCCAGGTTCTGGCAAGCCGGGGGCCGAGCCCCGCACTGGTGATCTGCGTCCTGAGCTCGGTCTTGAGCCCCTCGGTCGCCTCGCCGACGCCTTTCGACACGGCCTGTTCGGCGGCCCTGACCTCCTCGGCCATGATGCGCCCGAGGTCGCCAATGATGGTCGCGGACAGTCTCATGCACTACGAAGCTCCGCTGTCCAGATCAGGCGCTCAGCGTCGCGCAATGGCTCCCCCTGCACAACATAGGACTCGCCCGCGATCTCGAAGGCGTCGCCGCTGGCGAGCGTGGGCGCATCGGCGACGCGGATATCGACGACGGTCGTCTCCGTGTGGAGGCGCGTTTCCCCGAAGTCTGAAACCCGGTCGGGACGCCGCATGACGATCCGCACCGGCACGGCGACGCCACCCGTTGGTGTGAAGGTGGCGTCCCGGGCCATATTGGGATCGGAGAACAGCGTCTCAAAGGCGGCCGCAATGGCCGACATCAGAAGCTGCCATTGAGGCGGACGCGTCCCACGACGTCACCCGCGCCATTGGCCACGGCCTCGATCGCCACCCCGATGAGCGTGTTGCTCGTCGCGGTCTTGGTGGCTTCCTTGTTGGTGTTGTCCCAATAGATCTTGTCGCCGACACCCCAGGCCTGCGAGGCGACCTTTTTCAGATCGAACACGCCAACGAGGGCCGCTTCGACCGTCTCGGCATTCGCGGCATCACCGGCGGCGACGCCGAAGACAGAGCCGACCAGGAGGCCATCGCCGGAGACAACGGCATAAGGCGCGGTCATGGTGATGGTGTTGCCGGGCTGCACATAGTTTTTCATCGCGCGTTCCTTTCGCGGAAAAGGGAACGGGCGGCATGTTTGCCGCCCGTCAGCAGGGTTCAGTGGTCAGGGGTGACCGGGCCTATGCGCCCGGGTTCTTGTAGAGGCCGCGCCAGTCGATTGCCTTGGCGCCGAAGTCGAGGCGACACTTGATCTCGACGCCGTCGACGTCGAAGCCGTTCCGCGTCTCGACGTAAGCGCCCTGCTGGCCTTCGAGATAGGCGTACTCGATCGTGTCGATCTGGTTCGGACTGGCCGCCAGATACCAGGCGGTTTCGCTGGCCGCGTCGAGCCGGGGTTCGCTGATCGGCGCCAGCGTGCGGATCGACTGCGGCACCACGCTGGACGTCGCGGCGGGCACCAGGTTCTGCGCGACCAGCTGCTCGGCCTTCAGTTCCAGCGAAGCCGGCACGATCAGGAAGGCGGGGCGGATATTGAGCACCGTCTTCTTGTCGAGGCCCGTCTGCTTGGCCATCGCGGCGCGAGCCGCACCGACCGCATCGACCGCGAGTGCCGCGCCGGTGCCAGCGAGGTTCTTGTGGTTGGCGTGGAACAGCGCGTTGCCGTCCGCCATGGCCGGGTTGGCGGTGATGATGCCCCAGACCACGTCCGACTCCAGCTGGGCGATGGAGTTGCCGTACATCGCGGGGATCCGGGTGAAGGCGTCGAGATCGTCGTTGATCAGCGTCTGGCGGGTGATCGCGACCACCCGGCCATAGGTCTTGACCTTGTAGCTCTCCTTGGACTCGCCGAGCGTGCCGCGCTTGAATTCGCCGCTTTCCCCGACCTCGAGCAGCTGCGGCGCTTCACCGAGCTGTACCCGGTGCATCGCCTTGAAGTCGGTCGCCAGCACCTGGCGGCAGAACAGCATGAAGGTCCGGGGATAGGCCTCGTAGGCTTGCCGCAGGGTCTTGTTGGTGACGGCGGACAGGATCTCGGGGAAGTCCGAGGTCGAATGCAGGGCCCGCGTCGCCACCTCGTCGCGCGACAGGCCGCGCGTGTTCACCCCGGCATTGCCGAGGCTTTCGCGGGCGAGTTCGAGCAGTGTCATGCCACGATACTGGCGCGCGGCGTCCTCCAGCTGGAAGAGCGTCGGGCTGTAGCGGTGCAGCAGCGCGTTTGCCACGGCGTCGCGGCGGGTGATGCGCTCGTCACGCCCCCCGAGCGGGACGGAGACATGGGAGAAGGTGCGGGTCTCGTCCGACTTCGCGGCGACCTGATCGAGGATCAGCCGGCGGGATTCGTCAACGCTGACACCGCGCTTCACCAGATCCTCGGCGAAGCCGCGCTCCAGATTCAGGCGCCCCGCCAGATCGTAAATGGTGGAGACACGGTCGCGTTCGGCATCGCGGGCGCGGGTGGCGACCGCCTCGGTGTCGTGCGTGCCGAGGGCGTCGGTCTTCGGCTGGCTGCGGGTCTCGCTGGCGGCGACCTTGGGTTCGGGCGCAGTCGCTTTCGGCTCGGTCATGGTGGTGTCCTCGATCGCGACCGACTCGGCCGGCTGGTTGGTGGAGGGGTTCGCGGCGTCGCTCGCCGAGGTCTTGGTCTGGTCGGTCATCGGGATGGGTCCTTTCGCTGTCGCGGACTTGCAGTTCATGGTGGAAGGGGCGTCCCGGCGGTGAAGGACGCAGTCGTGAAGCGGGGATTGGTTTCGGAAGCCGGCCGCTGGATCGGCGCCGACCGCGACGGCGGAGACCTCGAAGGGCGTCCAGTCAACGGCACGCCAGAGTTCGCGAGCGGCTTCTGGTTTCGAGACCTCGAAGCGGTGGACCTGGTAGCCGATGGAGACAGCGCGGATGTGCCCGGCCTGAATGTCGCGCCAGATCGGCTCGACGTCCGCGCGCTCGGACAGGCGCACCAGCGCAATGCCCCGGCCGTTCTCGATGCGGGCCGATCCCGGTACGATCGAGCCGATCACCGCGTCGAGCTCGGCCAGTTCGTGCACCTTCAGGAAGGGCGCACCCGCGTTCAGCCGTTCGAGACGGACGTGCGCCGGGTCGAGGCTCAGTTCCTCGTCATAAGCCTCGCCGAAAAAGGTCGCGCGGCGAATGCGGGCACCCGCCGACCAGACCACCTCGACGGTGCGGGCCTCCCCATCGGCTGTGTTCGGCGCAAGCTCCGCCGCCCGGCGCATGGCCGGCAGTTCGATCATCGTGTCCATGGAAAATCCTGAAGGTCAGTCGTTGGGGGCCGGAGGTGTGTCACCATCGGCAGTCGGATCATTCGATTGCGCGCTGCCGGTCTTGGTGACGCGCCGCGGATCGCTGTCGAGCACGAGGCCGAGCGCGTCGAGCTTGGCGTTGGTCGCAGCGATCTCGGCCAGCACGGCGTCGGGATTGCGGCCTTGCCGGGCGATCACCTCGGCCAGCGTCATGGTGCCGGAGCGGATCGACAACAGGTTCGCCATCGCGTCTTTCTGTGGATCGACCGCCTCGAACTTTGGCGGCGACCATTCGGCCGGCACGATCGGCGACGGGATCTGCCCCGCCGCCCATGCGGCTTCCGTGAACCACCGCCATACCGGCGCGCAGAACATCGGGATGAACAGCTGCCATTGCACCGCGTCGATCTGGCGGCGGAACTCGACCAGCCCGGCCCGGATCGAGGAATAGTTCACCTGGGACAGGTCCCCGGTCATCAGCTCGTAGGGCACACGGAACCCGGCCGAGATCGTGTGCAGGCTCGCGCGCTTGTATTCGCCGTAGCCGCCGGTGGCGGAAGGCTGGTTGAAGCGGATGTCCTTTCCGCCCCGCGCATAGGCAATCAGACCCGGCTCGAACTGCTCGACCCGGTTGCCGTCGGCATCGACCACGGAAGGCGCGATGCCCTGCTGCGCCTCGTCGTCGCCGAACACGATGGCGGTGACGCAGGCCTCCGTCTTCTTGCGGACCAGTTCGGCCACCTCGTAGTCGTCGAGGTCCCGCAAGCTGCGGATCACCGGCGCGCCCCAGGGAACGCCGCGCGCCTGCGTGCGCTGTTTTTCATAGACATGGGCGATCTCGGTCGCGGGAACCGGGCGGCTCTGCAGGCCGTTCTGCAATGCGCCATAAGCGTCGCCCGGATGCTCCGCATGGAGCCAATAGGCCCGGCGCTTGCCGACCGGATCGAATTCGATGCCTTGAACGAAGCGACCGGCACCGATGGCGCCGGATTTCGTGGCGTCTAGGAAGTCAGCCTCCAACACCTGCAATTGCAGCGGCACGGGAAGACCGTCGCTTGCACGGCGCAGGCGGCGGCGCACCAGCACCTCGCCCGCCTCGACCATCTCGCGGCAGATCAGCGTCTGCAGCCCGTAGAAGTCGAGCTGACCGTCGGCGTCGCAATCCGCCGTCCAGCGTTCGAAGAGCGCATCGACCTTCCGGTCGAGCTTGTCATCACCGCTCGCGGCGCGCGGCATGATGCCCGCGCCGACGATGTTGTTGACCAGCACCGCCACGGCCTTGGCCGCATGCGGGTTGTTGCGCACCAAGTCCCGCATCCGGTCGCGCAGCAGGGCTCCGGCGACGCCGATCTCGGTGTCGGCCGAGGATCCCGGCGCGCGCCAGCCTTCCGTCCGCCGCCCGCGCGCGGCGCCGTCATAGCCGCGCATTAGGGACTCGAAGGCTTGGCGGGCCATCACACGGCGGGCCGCCATGCGCGGTGCCACCGTTGCGATGGCGCGGTCGAACCAGTTCGCCGACATCACCGGTCTCCGCGCGAGAAGCCCGCGAGCCCGGCGATCGGCAGCGGCCGCGTCGTTTCCGCGATGGCGCGTTCGATGGTGCGGATCCGGCCGAGCAGATCCTCGGCCGAGCCGTAATCGACGGACTTGCCGTCATAGCTGACCCGGGTCGTGCCGCTGGCATAGGCGCGGCGCAGGGCGGACAACTCGCTTTCCGTCCAAACTGCCATCAGAACCATCCTTCACGTCGCCCGAGCCAGTCCGATCGCCGCTTGGACTGCGGCGCGGGCCTTTGCCTGTTGATCTGCCCCGCCGGATCGGCGGGCGCATTCGTGACCCCGAGCTGATCCTCGAGGTCTTGCCATTTCTCGGCGGTCCAGCGATCCGCACCCGCGATCCAGGCGGCGGCGCGAGCATAGACCCGGCAATCCAGCGCCTCGTTGCGCTCGCGCAGCTTCTGCCATTCGAGCCGCGCGAAGCCGCGCTTGGTACGCACCGTCACCAGCTGCTCGGCCACGAACTGCTTCAGCCATTCGTTCTCGACCCAGTGCGGCAGATGCACGGACCCGGGCGGGAACGCGGCCCCCTCTGCCATGTC